CCGACCCGCTCGATCCCGACGACCACCTCTACGTCGCCTTCACGACCCTCGCGCCGCCGGAGCCGACCGAAGGCTGCGTCGAGCTGACGCCATCGGTCCCGTTCGCCGCCGGGGCCACCGAGGTTGCGGGCGCCGCCGGTACGTGGACGCCGGGTGGCAGCCAGCCGCCCGCCAACGTGCCCAACCTGATCTCCGGGACGCCCAATGTCGTCGCCGCCACCCCCAGCGCTGCGTGGGGTACGGGGTCGTACATGCAGACGGCCGTGGCCGGGGCCTCGGGTCAGGCGCACTGGAACGGCACCGCCTGGGTCTCTGGCATCGCGCCGTGACGTAGCCTCCGGCCATGGCCGAGCCGTGCGTCCCCTGGGACCTCGATAGCGCATGTTGCGATAGCTGGGACAGCCTCGACCCCACGCTCCAGGAGCGCGCCACCGAACTGGCGTGGAGCACGATGCGCGTGCTCACCGGGGGGCGGCTTGGGTCGTGCCCGGTCATCATGCGACCCTGCCTCACTTCGCCGTGCGACTGCTGCATCGGCTGGTGGGGCGTGGGCTGGATGAATCCCGTCCTCATCGCCGGGGCGTGGGTCAACTGCGCCTGCGGCACTCCTGATTGCAGCTGCGAGCGTCTATGCGAGATCGTCTTCCCCGGCCCGGTCGCCGTCGTCAACGAGATCACCGTCTCGGGCGAGGTGCTGCCAGCCGACAGCTACCGCATCGACAACGGCTCGATCCTCGTGCGCGAGGACGGTGAGTGCTGGCCGTCGTGTCAGAACATGGGCGCCAAGCCGGGGGAACCGGGCACCGTCGTCATCGAGTACACGCCGGGGATCGTCCCTGACGGTGCGGGGCTATGGGCGGCCGGGGTGCTGGCGTGTGAGTTCACCAAGGCGTGCTCGGGCAGCGGGAAATGCCGCCTGCCCGCAGCGGTGACGTCGCTCGCGCGCCAGGGCGTGAACATGGTGATGCAGTCGTCGATGTTCGTGGACGGCATGACCGGCATCCGCGAGGTCGACGCCTACCTCACGTCGGTGAACCCGCACCACCACCTGACGCCGCCGATGGTGTGGTCGCCCGACATGCCGTCGCAGAAGCACCGCTTCGAGACGTTCCGGGCGACGCCGACGCCGTGACCACCGTCGAGCTTCCGGCGCCGACGATCATGCCGTACCTGGCGGCTCTGTCGGAGTGCCTGTGCACGCAGCTGAGCGAGACGGGCGCGGGCGAGCCGTGCTGGTGCGGCGTCGTCCCCGGCTTCCTGGTGAGCCTGGAGTATTGCGACAACTGCGCCGAGAACCCGTGCGGCATGGGCTGGGTGCGCGCCGCCGGGGTGTTCCCCTACGACACCTTCCCCATCTCCACCCTCGACGCCAACTGCGCCAAGCCCCTGGCGTGGCAGATCGAGGTCGGCGCCGTGCGCTGCATGCCCATCCCGGCTGACGGCGAGATATTGAAGCCCGAACAGATGATTGAAGTAGCTCTGAACCAGGCCGCCGACACCGAGGCGATGTACCGGGCGCTCATGTGCTGCGATGCCCCACAGATGACGGTCGAGCGCTACCAGCCGATCGGCCCCGAGGGGGGCTGCGTCGGCGGATTCTGGATCGCCTACCTTGGCCTCTAGGGTCAACGTCGACATCAGCGACCCCGCCATCATCGCGGCGCTGAACGCGCCGGGGCGTCCGGTGTCGCGGTGGCGCGACGAACTGGGCGACGCCATCGTGAGCGGGGCGCGCGGGCTGTCGCCGGTCAACGATCCGCTCAATGCCATGCACCGGGGCGGCGAGGTCGGCACCTACAAGGCGTCGTGGCGTTGGAGCCGCGTCGGGTCGAACCAGCACCGCTCGCGTCTCACCGTCATCAACGACAGTGACCACGCTGAGTTCGTCGAGTACGGCCGCGGCGTCTCGACGGGCTGGGAGCGCTTCTCGTGGGTTCGATGGGGAGGCGCCATCCGCACCGTCAAACGCGGCACCAGCGGCTACCCCGGAAAGCACGTGCTCCAGCACGCCACCAACACCGCCGTCGCTGCGGCTACCGGCGGCACCGCCGGACGCATCTAGTCTCCGCGGCCACAGGAGGTCCCACCATGAGGCAGTTCAAGACCGCGGCACACCGCGGCACACCGGCCGTTCCCAACCCCGTCGATATCCCGTTCCAGTGGGACGAGGAAGTCCTCACCGCCCACGCGCCGTCCAGTGGTCAGCTCGCGCTGTTGCTGTCCCACATGGCCGACGGCACCTTCCGCCTCGACTCCATCGGCGCACTCTTCGACTTCCTCAAAGGCGTGCTCGATGACGGCGACTACGACATCATCCACACCGACCTACAGCAGGGCCTCGACGTGCAGCTGATCGTGGAGCTCATCGAGGCGCTCATCGAGGAGTGGTCCGCCCGCCCTACCACACCTGCCGTCGTCTCGTCGCGATCGCGGCAGAGCACTGGCAGGCGATCGACGGCGAAGCGAGCAGCAACGGCGTAGACCTCTGGGCCCTGCCACCCCAGTCGTGGTTCAACGCCATCTGGTACTGGGCCATCCAGCGGGTGAAGGACGCCGAGCGGTTCCAGTTTGAGTTGGAGCGCCCGCCGCCCGGAACCTCCATCGTCACCGAGGGCGATCTGGAGCAGGACGCCTCATCCTTCATGGCCTTCGCCGCCGCCATGGGTGCCGCCCCGGCCACGCGCCAGGGCGCCCTCCCCGCGGGTGAGGGCGTACCATCGCCCGACAGCAGCTCAGCCAGGAGCGAACGCGGAGGTAGCTGATGGCCGGGCCGACTGTCGGTCACATCGAGGTAACCGTCGATGCCGACACCGGCAAGCTGAAGGCACAGCTCCTCGCGGCGGGCAAGGAGGCGGGCAAGGGCGCCGCCGATCAGATCGACAGCGAGCTGGGCGAGGTAGACGGCCGCCAGCTCAAGGCGAAGATCGCCCAGATCAAGAAGCAGATCGAGCAGCAGCTCAAGAACATCGACGTCGACCTTGATGTCGAGGCGGACACCGCCGACATCAAGGGGGTCAGGGCCCAGATCGAGAAGGGCCTGACGGGCATTGAGGCCGAGGTCGACGTCCAGGTCGACAAGGGGTCGAAGGCCAAGGCCGATGCCCTCATCCAGGGGAACTTCGAGAAGCTCGGCAAGGACTCCGGCGAGGGGTTCGCCTCCAAGCTCTGGGGTTCGATCAGCGGCCGGATGAAGCTGATCGCGGGCCTCATCGTGGAACTGGTGCAGCCCGCGGCCGTGCTCCTACAGGGTCTTGCCTCCGTCGTCACGCAGGTGCTCGGGTCCGCCTTCCAGGCCCTCGGTGGCACCATCGGCGCGGTCGCTCCCCTCCTGTTCGGGCTGTCCTTCGGCCTCGGCGCCGTCGTGGTCGGCTCCAAGAACGTCGTGAAGGCGTTCGGCGCCATCGCCTCCGAGTGGCAGGCCGCCGCCGACGCGGGCCGGGCGATGAACCTCGAATCCGAGGAGATGCAGGCGGCGCTGAAGAAGCTCGGCCCGGCGGCCAAGGACACCGTGATCGCCTTCGGCGGCCTCCTGGATCAGCTCGACACCATCCAGAAGACCGTTCAGGAGGCACTGTTCGCCGGGATGGGCGACGTCCTGCGGGACTTGGCCAAGAACGTCATCCCCGACGTGGGGGCGGCCCTTGTCATCGCCGCCGGGCAGGCCAACACGTTCGGCAAGGACCTCGCGGCCGCCCTGAAGACCATCGACTTCTCGGGTTTGGTGGGCGGCCTCACCCCGGCGATGGCAAGCCTGAGCGACGCCATCGCGACCGTCGTGCAGACCATCCAGCCGTTCATCCTGGCCGCCACGCCTGCCGCCACCCGTCTCGCCGAGATGCTGAAGCTCTCGGCCGAGAGCCTGTTGCGGATGGTGCAGGCCGGTCAGGAGAGCGGCGCCCTCAACTCGTTCCTCCAGAACGGGCTGACCGCGCTCTCGCAGTGGTGGGACCTGCTGAAGAACATCGGCTCGACGCTCTTCACGATCTTCGAGGCCGGAGCTTCGGGCGGCACAGGCATGGTGTCGCGCCTGTCCGAAATCGTGGGTCAGTTCAACGCCTGGCTGAACACCACCGAGGGCCAGGCGGCGCTGCTCAACTTCTTCGAGACGGGGCGGGAGATTCTGTCCTCCCTCACCCCACTGCTGAAGGGCGCGGTGGGCTTCTTCCAGAACCTCGTGTCGCCCGACGCCATCTCGGCCGTGGCCAGCCTGGCCAAGAACCTCGGTGAGTTCCTGCCCGTCCTCGGCCAGCTCGTGAACATCTCCGGCCAGGTCAGCATCATCCAGCTCCTCGCCCAACTGCTCAACCAGGTCGGCCAGGCCATCCAGCCGCTGATCGAACCGCTGACCACCATCGCCCGGATCATCGGTGACTCCCTCAGCAGGGCACTCCTCGAGCTCCAGCCGTTGCTGAATGCCGCCGGTCGCCTGCTGGGGCGGCTGTTCGATGCCATCGCCCCCTTGATGCCGATAATCGGCGACCTGTTCGTGCGGGGCGTCGAGTTGCTGGCCGACGCCTTCGCGCAGCTGGAGCCTGTGCTCCAGCCGGTCGTCGATGCCCTCGGTAAGGAGCTGGCGTCAGCCCTACCGCAGGTGGCGGCGACCTTCAACGAACTGTTCGCGGCGATGGCCCCGCTCGTGCCGCTGTTCATCGACCTGGCGATGGAGGCGCTCCCAGCCCTGTTGCCCCTGCTGCCGCTCTTCCTCCAGTCCGGCCTCCGACTGGTCACCCTCGGCGCCGAGCTACTGACGGCCTTCGCCCCGCTCATCGAACTCTTCCTGAAGGTCGCCACCGCCTACACCTCGGTCATGGCGCCCGTCTGGGAAGCCTTCACCAAGGCACTGGTCTTCGTCATCACCGCCGTGACCGGCTTCGTCAACACCGTCATCGGTTGGTTCAAGACGCTCTTCAACGTGCTCGTAGGCAACTCGATCATCCCCGACCTCATCAACGCCATCGTGTCCTGGTTCACGCGTCTGCCGGGCATGGTGATGAGCGCCATCGTCGGGATGCTGGGACAGCTGGTGGGCTTCTTCGTGGACGTGGGCGTCTCCGTGGTGTCGACCGTCGCTGGCTTCATCGTTGAAATCGTGTCCACCTTCGCCTCGTTGCCGGGGCAGGCGGTCGGCGCCCTCGCCTCGCTCGGCAGCAGTCTGCTCGGCGTGATCACGAGCGCGATGGCTTCGATGCTGAGCGGCGTCACGAGCGGGATCGCCACGCTCGTCGGCGCGTTCCTCGGGCTAGGCGGCAAGATCGTCAGCGCGGTGAGCGGCAGCCTGGGCCAGATGTTCGACCTGGGCCAGACCATCGTGGAGCAGATCATCAGCGGCATCGGCTCCATCGGCGGCCAGATCGCCAGCAAGATCAAGAGCTTCATCCCCAGCCCCGGCGACATCGTGAGCGGCATCGGCAGCGGGATCAGCAAGCTCAACCCCTTCGACGCCGAGGGCGGTGTCTACGCCTCGCCCACGCCCAAGATCATCGGTGAGGCGGGCCGGGAGGCGGTCATCCCGCTCGACCGCCCGCTCAGCCTCGTCGACCCGAGCGTGCGGGCGATGGCTGCCCTGCTGCGAGGCCAGACGCTGCCGACCCAGGGCGCGTCGAGTGGCGCCGCCATCGGCAAGCAGGTGAACGTGTACCAGACCATCACGCCGGTGTCGGCTGACCCGGTGGCCGTAGCCGCGCAGGTCATCAACCGCGCCGCGGCGATGGCGAGCTAGGAGGCGCCGTGTACCCCGGATGGCTGGCACTCGGGTCGGGCGACCCGATCTACGGCTCGCCGTACATCGAGATCGTCAACAACGCCCGCGTCTTCGCCTACGCCCGCAACATGGGCATCTGCTGGCTCCAGGAGTGCGAGGACTGCGACACCATCGACCAGGTTCTGCCCGGCGGCGCGGTCTACACCTCGCCCGGCAACGACCAGGCACCGTGGTTCGACCAGGACAACCCCGACACGTGGGGCTTCCTCGGCGTCGTGGGCCTCGACGTTCAGGGCGACTTCACGTCGACGCGCTCGGTCACGGTGTCGAACGCCGTGACCTTCGGCGGCGTGCTCGGCCCGCCCTACTTCGGCCCGCGCACGTTGGTGGTGCGTTGCCTGGCGGTTGCCGTGGACGAGTGCTCGCTGACGGCCGGACTGGAGTGGCTCAACTTCTTCGCCGGGAACCCGGCCGAGCCGTGTCTGGGCGACAACCTCACGTTCTTCGACTGCTGCCCGTGCATGTGCGAGGGCGAGGACCCCCTCGGGTCGTGCTGGCCCATCGACTACAACGGCTTCGCCGCGGGACCGGCGTGCGACCTCGACAACCAATGGCCCGTCACCTACGACGGCCTCATCGTCGGGCCGCCGCTGGAGGACTCGCCGTGGTGTCTGTGGCCCGTCACCTACAACGAACTCGACGGCGGGCCGCCGTCGTGGTCGTGCTGCGCCCACCAGTGCGTCGTGCCGTATATCCGCCAGTATTACAACTGCATGATCACGGCGGGGCCGAACGTCCTTCAGCATCCGCAGATGCACACACAGGGGGCGATGGCCGAGTTCGAGCTGACCATCGTCGCCGCCAACCCGGCCAAGCACACGCTGCCCGACCCGTTCGCCCCGCTCCCCCTCGACGGCGGCGTCATCATCGAAGACCCGCCCGATGAGTCGACGCAGCCGGTGCCCGACCCGTTCATCACGCCCGGCCAGCCGACGATGCGATCGGTTGCCGCCACGCTCACGCGCGCCGTGCCCGAGACGGTGCTGCCGCTGCCGACGCGATGGCTGCGGCGCGAGTTGGACTGGCGCACGATCGGCCCGCACACGTACACGGAGAAGGCCCCGGTTCTCGAGCTGATCTCCTACAGCGAGCAGGCCGAGCAGGTGCGGATCGGCCTGTGGTCCGGCGACGTGCGCCTGGCGGGATGGACGATTCCCTTCCTCCCGCCGAACACAGTGTTGACGATCGACAACTCCCGGCGCGCCGTGTTCGCCAACCACAACGGCGAGGTACGCCGCCTCTCCTCGTTCGTGCGTGACTGGCGCGGCGACCCCATCAAGTTCCTCTCGGTCCCGCATGGGGCCTACCGGCTGACCGGCGATCAGGAGGTGGACAAGGCCGTTCGGCTCCTGCTGCGGGCGTCCGCCGTGGCGGGTTCGTGAGCGACCTCAACGTCTTCACCTGCGGGACGCACCGCGCTCTCGTCTACGCCCGCGGCGGCGTGGACTTCCTCGGTGAGCTGACGCCACTCACGGCCGTGCGGTGGCAACGCATCCGCGACGAGGTGTCGACCGCCGAAGTCATCGTGCCGACGCACGAGTGCTGCGAGCTGTTGGGCGACCTTCGCACCATCGCGATGGAGCTGCACATACTCCGCAACGACGTCCCGGTGTGGCAAGGGCCGATCGTGCGCCTGGAGTACGAGTGGGACACCGTGCGCGTGTTCGCCGAGGACATCTTGTGGGTGGCGAAGCGGACGGTGCTGACCGTGGGCTACAACCAGAGCTACCCCAACATCGGCAACGCCGTGATGCGGATGGACTGGCTGCTGCGCGAGCAGTGCTTCTCCCTCAACGGCGATCCATGGAACACGGTCCCGCATCTCCACCCGATCGACCACCCGGGCGGGCCGAAGACGTCGCGCATCATCAACGCCTTCCAGATGTACGTGTGGGAGGACTTCGACAAGTACGGCGAAGACATGGGCTGCGACTACTGCGTCGTCAACCGCGACGTCTACTACTTCGACATCCACCTGGCGTGGGCCAACCTGCCCGAGCTGGACGAGCAGTACATGAGCCAGTTCCCGCGCATCGTGGAGTACGGCTACCAGTGCTACACGCGCGGCTTCGTCACCAACGGCAAGGGCTTCGCAGGCATGGCCCAGCAGCCCGACTGGTTCCAGATGTACGGCTGGATCGACCTGCTCATCTCGAACACGACCGAGGGCACCAGTCCCTCCCAGCCGTCGACCGGGGACTTGGAGCAGTGGGGCGAGACGGCCGCCGCCAACATCGTCGACTCGGTCCCCGCTCCGGTGCAGGTCGTCATTCCGGCCAACACGACGCTGCTGCCCGGCGCGCCCTGGACCGTGGACGAACTGATCCCCGGTTCATGGTTCCCCATCACCGTCACGCGCCTGTGCCGCCAGGTGACGGAGTGGCAGCGCATCCACGAGGTCGTCGTGAACGAGTCGGCGCCGAATGGTGAGACGGTGAGCTTCTCCGCCATCAGCGCCCCGTCCGTCCGAGTGGAACCGACCTGAGATGCACCAGGAGATTCAGCGCAAGCAGTCGCTGCCGAACTACCTGACGAACCTGAACACGCGCCTGGCGTGGGTCGAGCGCCGCCCGATGGGCGACATGCAATGGCGCGACACCACGTTCGGCTCCGTGCCCTGCACCGAGGACCTTCCGGCCGACGCGCCGGACGGCGCGCGCTACCTCGTCATCTGCCTCGGCCAGATCGCCACCCAGCAGCCGGACGGTTCGTGGGTCTACAGCCCGATCCCCGATCCGCCACCGAGCGGAGGCGGTCCGCCCGGCCCCGAAGGCCCGATGGGTCCTGCCGGTCCGACTGGTCCCGCTGGCCCGGAAGGACCGACCGGCGCGACGGGCGCGACGGGCGCGACGGGCACACAGGGTCCGCAAGGCGTACAGGGTCCAGCGGGACCGACAGGCCCCGCTGGACCCGAGGGACCGCAGGGCGATCCCGGCGGGGGCCTCATCATCCTCGGAGAGCTAGACGACGTTGATGATCTTCCGGCGCTGCCTTGCGAACCGGGCACGGCGTGGGTCATCGACGGCACGCTCTGGTCGTGTAGCGGCGCGGGCGGGTGGGTCGACTCCGGCCCGATCGTCAGCCTGGCGGGGACCGGCTACTTCGCCACCACCGTCGTGGATCAGGCCGTCTCCAACGTCGCCGTGGGGGCGTTGGTGTGGACGGTTCCGTACCTCCGTAAAGGCTGGTCGCTCGACACGACCTTCATGACGGTCGAGGCGGATGGCACCTACGCCTCGGCCGTGAACCTCACGGTGAAGGGAACGCCAAGCGACTGGGTCATCCTCCGCACCCAGCACTACCGCGGCGGCACCCTCATCAAGGCCGTCGACGCCGTGATGGAGGGCGTCGACAACATCGCGGGGAACAGCTACTCGCAGGGCAGCATCCACGCTCTGTTCGACATGAAGGCGGGCGATCACCTCTACGTCTCGGCCCAGGCGTCGGCGACGGGCGTGTCCACGGACGGCCGCTCGTCGTGGGTCGTCTGGTCGGTGGGCGGGTCGAAGGGCGACCCCGGCCCGCCGGGACCAACGGGCGCGACCGGCCCACAGGGCATCCAGGGCATCCAAGGTCCGCAGGGTCCGCAGGGCGGCGTCGGCACTGGTGTCAGCCCCGCCGCCACATTCCTCTACGACGACCCGGTGGCGGCGGGGTACATCACCGTGCCGTCCGGCATGACCCGCATCGTGCTGAACCGCCTCCACGAGGCCCGCGGCGGCGCCATCG